GGAATTCTCTTGTCATAATAACATCTCCTTACGCTTTTTAACGTGGTTGCTCCACAAGAATTGATAGTTTTACGCCGTTCCGGGCAGTAAAAAAGCGCCTTGCAGTCGACTGCAAAACGCTTGTAAACGATATTTATTTTGAAAAAAATAATTTTTAAAATTTTTTTTGATAATAAGCACATCCGCAAATGGCTTACCTGCGTGGTTTGATAACATCTCATTTCAGGCCGTAAATCGGCTTTTTCGGCCCGAACTTGACCAATCGTCAATTCATCCATTTAACAACAGTGTCACCTTGAAAACCTTTTACCCACACAAACCACGCATAGCACACTGCACTCGCTTTTCCGCATTTCTCGAAATCGCCGTTTTTGGCACAGTATAAGCGGCTTGTGCTGACGTACACCGTTTTGGGCGGATATTTGTCAAAAAGTCTGCGTCTTGACTTACCCTCAAGAAACTGAATTTTCAAGAACATTGCGACCTTGTGCCCATCATCGACTATTTCCAACGCATGTTCTGTAAACTCCAAAGCCTTTGAATAGGGCGGATTTGTAACAATATCACAATTGCGGATCGTAGAATTAATGCTGAGGAAATCAGCCTGCTTGCCAAAGCCTCGGTTGACAATATCTGTAGCATAAACCTCATGCCCCGCCTTTTCAAATTCCTTTGCCAGATGTCCCTCGCCGCAGGCACATTCCCAGATAAGCGGTGAAAGTTCCTCCAGTTCCATAAGCAAGCGTGCGGCTTTGGGTTCGGACGCATAGTAATCGTCCTCTTGCCGTTCTTCACGTGCAAACGTCCTTGCGCCTATCGCTGCAAACGGGGAGCGGCTGTTGCCTGTCCAGTCTTTTGACATTGCAGTCCTCCTGTTAATCATAAACGATATTAACTTAAACCCATCGAATTCGAGGGGTTAAGAGTGCATGAAAAAACCGCCTTGTTACGGGCGGTTAATCAATTATAATTCTCGGTAAGCCAAAGTTTTTTGGGGGCACAGTGCCATATTTTTCTATGGTATAATCGAAGTTGTCTTTGACGGATTTTTCAAGAATATCAGACCATTCGTTATTAACGTCATCAAGATACTTAGGGTCATTTGGATAATAACCAAAATGATAAAAAAATGCAGAACTTGCTGCAACCCATCTTTCACTCTTCATTTCACCGCCTCCTTTAAACTATTTTCAAAATATTTCAGTGCATTGGGAAAATATTTCTTCATTTCCGTATACCTTGTTGAATCAAATTGCGATTCAAACATATGTGCAAACGCTTCGGTATTTACAGCATTGGAATTTTCAGCCCAGTAGTTAGCGCCGTGTCCAGCTATTCCCTTTATGTTTCCTCGTGATAAGCCTTCCAAAATATCCGAAACGGCAGAATGCTTACGCATTGAATTTAAATCATTACTTATGGCACGCTGTACCTTGTCAAATGTTTTGAGATTATTTGACTTGCCATATGAATCCATATATGAGCGGTAATCTTGATATAGAAGTTCCCTAAATTTATTGTCACAAGACATATTGCCCGCTATATTGTCAATCAAATGCCCATGCTCATGAAACCATGTTGCTCCGTTTCCACGAGGATTATTTAGATCAGCTACATAACTCATAGATATTTTTTGAGTATCCATATTGTAATGCGGTGTTCCCGTGTAAGCAGAATCAGCAACAGAATCTGCAGGAACATATTTGTTAAACGCCTTTTTAGCAATATCAGAGCCTTGAGAAAATTTGTTTTTAATGCAGTTGTAATACTCTTTCGTTATACGGCTGTCAGATTGGAGTTTTTGTTTAAGTAATCCTAATTCTGACTGCTGTTCTGATTTCATTATACCACTATTTTTGCTATTGTCAAGTGCCTTTTCTGCTTTCCTGACCGCCCATGAAGCCTTAGCCGAAACACTCCTATCAAACCCATAAACCCGTGTCCGCTCGTTCTGTGTAAGAAGCCCTGCCGCCTTGCTGAAATTCTCGTATTCTTCACGCTGACGGCGAAGCAGAACCGACTTTGCCGTGAACATATCATCATCTTCCGAGGCTTTCGCCCCTATGATCTGACGTTTGGTTCTCCGCATTGCCGTTTCCATTTGCCGTTGTTTCTGTGTGCATTCGTAGTAGGTCAGGGTCTTGCCATTGTATTCGATTGGCTCGGGGTCGATGTTTGCAAGTTCTTCATCGGTGTATGTGCGTTCGGATATGCCCGGAATAACGGGGTAAAAATCATGCCTGCAGTTCCAGCCTTTCAGCCCGTCACCTCTGCCGTAACCCGTTGCTTCTTCAAGTGAAGGGTATTCCTTGGACTTTCCCGAAAGCGAGTACCACTTGCCTTGCCATTCGGCATGAGAAGGTCTTGCTCCTGCGTGTGCAGTGACTTCCACAATGTCGGTGTCAAGTGCTTCTGCGTTACGCTTGGCAATTTCACCAGTCATTTGCGAAAGTCCCGTCAGAACTGCACGTCTGACTGCCACATCAGCCCTGTTTCGGTGTCCGCTTGCATAGTCAACAAACTGCAAACCGCTGTCCGAAAGGGACACAACAGCGTTCCGTATAGCCGTGTTGTAGTCAAATACACCTGTTGCAACCTGCATTTGGGCAAGGTCAAGAACGCTCTGATAGGTCTTTGCAATGCCTGTGAAAGCCGTAGAGCCGTCAGCCTGACGAACCGCAAACCCCATTGACTGCGTAAGATTCACAAGTTCGCCCTTGGTCTGGTCTATCTCCGCCGTTATCAGCTGCTGCATATACTCGTTTTTTTCAAGGGGAGTATAACTCTTGCCTGTCTTGGTGTAATAATCGGCGTAAAAATCCTCCGAGACCTGAGCGGTCTCATAGAAAAGCCGCTGTATTTCCGATTCGGACTTCTTTGTGTATTCCGCAACCGTCTTTTCGATAAAGTCGTTTGCGTAACCCATCTCTTTAAGCCGTCTAAGCTGAAATTCCGCTGTATCTGTGACCTTGGAAGTCTTTGAAATTCGCCTGCATATGTCCTCAAAAATGGAATCTTCAAGATTCTGCGTAAGCTTGTCAAGCCGTCTCGAAGCTTCCTGCATCTGTTCGGGCGTGATCGGCGGCATTAGGCATCACCTTCAAAAGTCTGTGGGAGCATCTTTGAAGCCTGTTCCTCGGTTTCGCCATAACGACGCATTCGGTATTCCGCGGGAGTCATAATGCCCGAAGCAACTTCCTGAAGCCATATTTTCTGCTGACTTTCCACATCGGTTACAAGGCTGTCGTCAAAATCAAAGGATACTTCAAGTTTATCCTCGGGAGCAAGGTCATACAGCGTACAAAGGCTGTCAAGCACGTCAATGTAATCGGTCAAAGCGTTCTGCAATGATACCTGTATAGCGTGTACAGTGCAGTAGGAACGCTGCCTTGATGCTTTTATCTCGGTTGCCGTCTTTGCCGTGTCTGTCTGCTTGGAGAGCGTGCCGTATGCAAGTCCCGAAAGGTATTCAACATCACGCAGAATAGCATCCAGCCCGTTCAGCAGCGACTGTTCGCGGATAGTAGGGGAGAATACCTGAAACAGATCCGTCTGATCTACACCTCGCAGCAATCGCCTTGACAGCCTTGGTGCATTAACCTTGCCGTCCTTGTATTCGAGTGCCGTTTCATCTGCAAATACCGCAAGTTCCGAGCCTTCAAACTCCCAAAGCAAACGTGAATACTGTTCGTCTGCATCACGAATAGCGCCAACGGCATCGGAGAATACGGAAGTGCCAAGAGGTGAACTGCTGTCAATACGGTTTGCACCCGGTATACGGAAATATGAAAACAGCGGACGCACCGCTTCAAGAGAAGTTTCCTCCTGCAACTCTGCCCATTCAAAAACAGCCCCGAGAGAAGTTCTTGTGCCTATATCCGATGAATTTTCGCTTACGTAAGCCTTGTTCTTCACCGTATATATCCCGTTATCGAATGAGTGATATTCAAGCCTTGTGTAATATTTTCTCCCGATAACCTTGCGTTCTACGAAGATGCAACCCGTAATGTTTCCGCTGCTGTCAAAAGCAGTAGGGAAGAAGTTGTCAGCCTGAACATAAGCGGTCGCAATTCCGTCTTGCGTTATGTACGGTTTGAGCATTATTCCGCCTAAAGCACAAGCCTTTTCAACGAATACGGGAGCATCGGCAACAATTTTATCGTAAAAAGGGGAGAGATATTCCGCCCTCTTTCCGCCGCTGAGTGCAGAAGCCATTTCAAGAGTTACAAGACGTGATATTTCGTGCGTAACAGCGTATGCAAGATGCTTTCCGTGTACTTCACTGTTAAGCCAGGGTGCACGCCCTTCGTACAGATCGGACCACAATCGTATTGCAGAGATCATATCCTGTGATATTGCAATATCTACTCCAAGCTTTTCGGAAACTGTCTTTTTATCAAACAATTTTGAGATCACCTCTTTTATAGCCGACAGAATGTTCATTATCTTCCTCGCTTTCTCCACATCGGAAACATTCCATACCTGACAGCGTCAATGCTGTGGTTGTTCCTGTCTGGATAGCCGCTTATTATTTCATCATTTTTAGTGCGTTCGTATTCATATTGCAGGAATTCCGCTGCGGTTCCCTCACATGATTTGTCTATGATTATTTCGTCGAGGGATTGAAGCCACTTCATGGAATAATCAACAGATCCAGCACCCTTTTCAACAGGTCGGCAGGATAAACCGTAACTGCGGTAATCTCCGATTGATTTAGGCTCTGCACTGTCTGCAATGATCATATCGGAACTTTGCACGCCCTTATGCTGCATAAGATAATCGGCGGTCTCACGGTTGCCACGCTTGTTGCAGCGGTATTCATCGAAAATATACAGCTTCCGCCTGTTGGAGTCGTAGTGCATTTTGACCCATGCGAACGGATCAGGAAACCAGCCCCAGTCAATACCCATGTAAATGCGGTCGAAACTCTTGCGTTCTTCCTCCGTGATGTTCCGCACTGTCACATTCTCGAACACGCTTCCGCCTGTTCCCGTGGGCACGCCTAAATACTCATGCTCATAAGCCCTGTAATTCTGCGATTTAAGGATGTCTGCTTCAATAAAAAATTGCTCACCGAGCCATTCGGGCGGTACATCGAGATAGCAGGACTTGTGACAATATCTGTCGGGACGTTCTTCCAAGCTGTCCATGTTTGCCCAGTTTGAAGCGGATATAGGCGGATTGTAGCTTTCAAAGTTCCAAAACTTGTCCCCGCCACGCATTGTTGACTGGAGAATGGTTCGTATTTCAGCACGTCCCGAAAACTGGTCTTTTTCCTCAAAGTGCGTTATGCCGATGTAACCGAACGGAAGCTTGATAGATTTAAGCTTGTCCGCATCATCTGCACCGAAAAACAATATTTTCTGCCCCGTAGGCTTGTATACCAGCTCCATCGGCGAAGTGTGTGCAGTGAAATACCCGTCAAGTCCAAGCTTGGATATTGCCCACTGATACTGAGCATACACCGATGTACGCATTGTAGCCGCAACCTTACGCATGACAAGAGCATGACAAAGGGGATTACGTACAATAAGCTGTACAGCTTCAAGACTTATGGTAGACGACTTCAAAGACCCACGCCCACCACTCAGATCATAGTGAGTGTAACGATGCTCTCTGACCGCCCTGTGAAGTTCGTAGTAAGGTTCTGCGATAAGTTCGGATATTCTACACGTCGTCAATGATATGAACCCCCTCGCTGTTCTCCATAGCCTTAGCCGCTTCTTCCTTAAGCTTCAACTCTCGTTTCCTCAGTTCGAGTTCTTCATGCCGAACATCCTTACCCAGCACCTCTCTTACCCTGTCAAACGCCTTAACATCCCCCGCAGCAGCGGCAATAAACATAGCCTTGACAAGCACCATTTCATTGTCCATATCCTCGGGAGAAACACCCAGTGCTTCAAGCTCCTTGCAGTCGTTATCGGCAGCAGGCAGTTCAAGCAGTGCTTTCATCTTCTGCTTCATATCCTTACGTTTGCGTCTTGCTTCCCCCGAAGCCTTGCCGCCCTTGGATGTAATTTCTCTCTGTTCGCTCTTTGTTCGTTTATCAAACGGTATTAAATTCTGATCATTCAAGGTCACCACCTGCCAAAAAATTTTACATAGAAAAAGCACCCCTAAAGAGTGCCGAAAAATCATATACAGCAAAGAAAGAACCGCCTGCCATACTAAGGCATGGCCAAAGGCGGTGTAGTGTATGTTCATTCTTTGCTATTATACAGTATATCACAGGAAAAAGCGGAAATACAAGGAAATGTTTTTGAGTGCGTCACTGTGGATCTGCCTTACTCTGCGTTCAGAATAATTCATAGCTTCCGCTATATCCTCCCATTTCTGTACGATTATGTACCGCCGTGTAAGCACTTCACGCTGTATCGGATCATTGACCTTTCGTATGATCTGCTCCGCATTACGCTTTGCATCCAGCATAGCATTAAATAACCTGTCAGATTCGGCTTCGTAATCCGCAAGGGTGCAGTATGCCATTTCCACAGTATTGCCGCTGTGCTCATTGGTGCAGTCGTTACGGTCGTATCTGACGCCCTTTCCCGTGAGCTTACTGCGGAAGTTAATCGCCTTTTCCTGTGCAAGATGGTATTCATGTTCCGCAATTTTTGCTTTGTTAAGTTCCGTTTTTACCTCCGCCGTTGTCAAGGCGATTCCTCCCTTTAGTTGATGTATTAGTTGATTCAACTGTCGAATCAATTGGTTCGATTGTTAGTTCTAAGCCGCTTCTGTATACGCTTGATCTTGCTTTGTATCATGGCATTATATTCTCCTATGCCGACATTATACATGATAGCCAGCTCCTGCAGAATAATCATAACATCTGCCATTTCTTCAACGAGATTATCCCGATACTTGCCTGTGCAGCCGAACCGCCTGACTTTTGATATTGCCTGAATCAGCTCCGCACATTCTTCCGCAGCAATGGTTGATTGTATCTCATTACCGTACGCTTCAACGGTTTGTTTAAGTATAGCGAATTGTTTATCGGTCATTTTATTTGCTCCTTTCAGTTTATCGAATCAAGCAAATCAGGGTTGTCGTGAATATTGCCGATAATTTCGACGATTTCGCACCAATTATCCTCTTGATTGTAATTCCACATCAATTCCCACAGCGACACATAGTTATCATTATAGCAAAACATCGGAGAATTATTACATCCCGTCGTCGGGGCAATTTCACTGTCAAAATAATCCCAATCAATATATGGCATTATGCCAATGCCAAAAGCCCCACATTCAAATGTGACAATTCCCTTCTGATGATCAAGAACTCTGACAATGTCTCCCTCAAAAATCTTTTCTCCGTTTTTGTCCGTAAGACCCGTATACTGTCCGACTGTTTCGGGGATAACATCAGTCCATTTTCCGTCGTCATTGTCATTGGAAATGATTATTATTTGCGGTGTTTCTACTCTTGTACCGAAAAAATCCCAAGTATATGGGCAATATATACCATTCACCCAAGCATCACTATTAGACTGTTTCCCACGGAATAATATCTCACGCACTTTTTTTGTCCTCCTTTTAGTTTTCATTTTTTTCTCCTCACACCATTATTTTCGGCGGCCTTTCAAAGTCCGCATCAACCTTCCGCCATAAATGCAGGCAATATGGATGAACGCTTACGTATTCAGACTTGGGCGGATGATACTGTATCACGCATTCTTCATCCTTCCAGAACATCTCCTTTACCTTGCACATCTCTTCCCATGTCGGCGTCCTGTTTGGATATGACACCGAAACGTGCTCCCATCCACCGCCCCATGAGAACACAACGCAAGCACGCTTGGATTTGATGCCGTTAAGATACAGAAAGCCCATTCCGCCGTCTGCTGCCGTGTCAATTATCTGCAGACCTGTTGCCTGCCTGATCTCCTCCATTGACTTCATTCGGATCTTCCTTTCCCGTAATATCATTAAGCCTTGCAATAACAACGCTTCTGCTGTTTGCATCCTCAAGCTCTGCCTGATAGTAAAACCCACGTTTGTTCCTGCGGATCATGCAGCCTTTAAAAACATAATCCGCATCGATGTACAAACGCTTGTTGACATACCTTACAGGCTTGTTAAGATTCCTTTTAACCTCCGAAATATCCATGTCATTCACTTCCCATCATCTATCACAGGAATATTGTTAATGGCGTGATTAAGTAACTTTTCAAGGTCATAAGAGTGCTCGGTCTTCTTTGTCACCTTGTCCTTTTCAAGCCATTGCCTTATAGTGCTGCAGTGGTTTCCGTAAGGCTTCTTTCCGCTGTTTTCAATGTATCTGTCAACTTTTTCTATGTAGTCATTGATCTGCTTTTCGCCGTAGTCATTCACCAAAGAATCATAGTCAGCTTTTGTGAGATGAACATATTTCCCGTAAGTGATCGTGTCGTTGTGTGCCGCCTGCGGCGTACTACACTTTACTTTACTTTCCTTTACTTTACTTTCCTTTACTTTATGGGGGTTATTCTCGGAAAAACCCCAGTTATTCCTGGAATAATCCCCGTTATTCTCGGAATAACTGTCATCAGGGTGCACTTTAATAAAGCTTTGGGTCTCATCTTTTTTTAAAACCCAAAACCTTGCTTCAACCTGCACGGGGTTTTTCAGAGCACGCTGCTTGACAGCCTCCTGAAACCGCCGCTGTATTCCCTCGGACGTCAGAATCTTGTCCGCCTTAAAAAGTGTGTCGTCAAACAGTGACCGTTTAAGGAAGAAGCTTAACATCTGTCCTATTTTATCGGTTGTCATACCCAGATCAGCCGAGATAACATATTGCAGATCATCATCATACTTAAGATAATATCCGCTTTTATAAATGCTGCAAAGCAAATAAAAGTAAAGCACTACACCGTCATTCCCGTAGTTTCCACGGACAACCTTTATCTTGGTGTCCGTGAAAACATCAACATCAAGCGGGAAATAATTAAGCCCTTGCTTTGTCGGTCGTGCCATTCATATCCCCCTTTAAAACGGCAATATGCTGCCGTCATCGGGGATTTCCTCAAAGCCTTCAAGATCAGTCGGCTTTGAAGGAGCAGGCGAAACATTACCTGCAGGCTGTGAACTGTTCTGCCTGGAACTGTCGCCGCAAAAGCTTACACTGTTTGCATAAACTTCCGTAACATAATGTTTCACATCGGGATAACGCTTGTCGTCATAAGTCCTCGTTCTGAGCTGTCCCACAACCGCTATCATCTTGCCCTTTGAAAAATACTTGCTGATGAATTCAGCGGTCTGCCGCCAGGCAACAACGGAAATAAAGTCCGCCTGCCTTTCCTGCCCCTGAGCTGTGTAGCTGCGGTCAACAGCAACCGTTACAGTGCAGGTTGAGACACCGCTTTGTGTCTGCCTCAGTTCAGGATCAGCCGTAAGCCGCCCCATAAGTACAACTTCATTGACCATAATATCACATCCTTTGTTTTGGTTATGTTTTCATCATACCATAAGTTCAATGTAACATACAATAACATGATTTTGTTGCCTTTTGCACAATGAATTCAAGCTGAATTTGTGCATATCTGCTGATTTAACAGTTTGATTATCATTTCAGCAGTTTCTGTATTGTCACAAAACAGAAATTCAACCTGATATGCAATGTGACATTGATAGATTTTTTCCATAAGCACACGCCCCGAAACAGGGGAGTAGCGGCTTGACCAGTTCTTCACATCCTCAATGCACCTTATTCCGCAGCCGTGCTCGCAAAGTACGATCATCCTGATTTTCTTATCATGAGCACGGCGGATCTCTTTCCAGAATCGGGAACGGTCTGACTTGTTTGTAAGGTTGCGGCAAAGCTCGTCAAGGTTCTGCTTTCGGTCAATGACAATGCTGTCGTCGCCCTCGATCTGATAGTCTGCAACATCCATCTTCCGAACCTTGTACGGAATGCCCTGCCGCCCAAAATATGCAAGGATATGAGCATTTTTCTGCTCTCTGCTGTCACATATTATTGTCTGCATCTTTAACCCTCCGCTTTCAGAGCATCGGTAAGTGCAGTCGCTTCCTTTTCACCCTCAAACCATTCTGTAACCTTGCTTTCACCGTTTTTTATCGCATTGTAAATGCCTATGTATTCGGTGAAATCATCAATTGTCATAGTGTCAATTTTCCTTTTCAGACGTGATTCGAGCTGTTCCTGCGTTACACCCAGTTTTTCAAAGGCAACGGCCATTTTCTTGACCCTGTCAATAAGGGGTTCTGAATTATTCCCCGCAAGAGTTTTCTTGCATTCGGCAATTGCAGCTTCAACAAGGTCATTTGGCAGAATCGCAAGAATACGGCTTCTTAACCGTCTTGCCCCCATATTGGCATTGTTTTCGTAAATATCACGCTGAGAAGTGAGCATCTTCGTAACCTTGCCTGCTTCTCTTGTGTGAGGATTGGTGAAATTCTGAACACTTATTGTGTTGGTTTCCATATCCCAGGCATAAGCTTGCATCTCGCTTTTCCCGTTATCTTGCGAAAGCTCTTTAATGCCGTAATCGACATTTCCCCAACACCTTGCAAGCTCTTCCGCAAAGCGTATTGTAACGCCAGAAACAGTAGAACCGCCCCTGTTGTAGCTGAAAAAGGCCTTTTCCGCAATTCCTTTACGCTGACAAGCCTGCATTGCCTTGGCAAAAGACTGAACTTCGTCACGGGGAAAACGCTTTGCAATAATAAGCTTTCCCTGAGCCTCCGCAACAGCTCTGCTTGCTTCAATTGCAACTGTACCCTGATTTATGTTGTCCATATTTCCCAGAGCCGAAACATTCGGCATATTCGGATATGGCTGATTATATGTTGTAACTTCGTCCATTATTATTCAACCTCCTTAGCAAGATAAGACGGTAAACCGAGTGTGTTTATGCTGTCAAATTTTCCAAGATAACCATACCAGTTTCCCGTCTGCTTGCAGTCGTGATATATCCCTATAAGCTCTCGGAACACATCATATCCGTGCTTTACGAAAACAGCGTCCGCCTGCAGAATGTTCACGGAATAAGGCGGATCTTTCTCAATAACGATAAAAACAAACCCACATTCTTTCCCCGTAACACTCTTTACACCCTCGCTGTACATCGCCGCCTGCAAGTGATACCCATACTTTACAGCGTGCCGCATAAAGGCATCTGTACTCGCATCTGCGGCGGTTTTAAGGTCAACTATGTAACTTTGCCCGTTAATATCCACAAGGGCATCTGTGCGGCATTTGCAAGGCTCTCCCGTCAGTTCATCAGTCCAGAAGAAAGGCTTTTCATGTTCTCCCGAAAGAAGTTTCTGTACATAAGGAGAAGCTTTAAGCTTTTCAGCCATGCTCTGAGCAACAGTAAACATTTCATCGGAAATAACGGTCTTGTCACCGCTTGATCCAAGAAATTCATCGTATTCCGCCTTGCCTGCCTTTGTCCTGCGGTCAACTTTGGGGGCAACCGCAAATTCATCACCGAAAGTATCGGGTTCAAGCACCATTTTGTGAAAAACCTGACCGAAAAGAAGAGATTCTGTAGGTGCGGAAGGGTTTTCAATTTCGTATTTGAACTTTTCGGGACTGTCATTGATCTTCCAAAGCTGCGAACGGCTTATCGCAGGAGCAGAGCGGTATTCAAACTCGGTCATTATACCACCTCCGCATGACAGCAGGATTCACAGTAAACATCGTTTCCAATGCTGTAGCAGAAGTCACCCGAATAAAGGGGAGAACCGCAGGCATCGCAGTATGCGGCAGGCTCTGCATCGGAAACAGCAACCTTTACGCCGTCAAGTTCGGTCAAAGCTTCATAGGAACGTGCTGCCATGCCATAGCCGTAATCATTCAGATCGTTCATATGTATCTTCCTCCTCGCCCTTAAGCTTCCTGAGCTCCGCCTCTGCACGTGCAAGCTGTGATTCGGCATATCTCAGATCGGATTCAACCTGCATGATCCGCCGTGTAAGTGCCTGTATTGCAATCTCTGCATCCATTTCGGTTAATTTTATAAGCATAATTCAGTATTCCTCCACCCCATGGCTGTCAACAAACCGCTCAATCAGCTCCATGCGTATCATGAGTTCCGACCTCTCACGTGCCAGCTCGTTGCACCTCTCACGCATTTCGTCAAGCTTGTCCGTAAGTATCTCCACAATCTCAATCGGCAGCTTTTCCACCGCCTGAACATTTTCCTGTGGAACCTCTTCCGGAACATCCTCAGACTTGACAGCCTCGAAATTCTGTGGTATACTGTTCACAGAAGTTTCATTCATAGGCTTCTCTTCGGGGCTTGTAACTGTGTCAGCGGTTACAGGCTCTTTTTTTGCGTCATCGTACTTCTTGGCATATCGGCTCGCAGTCGCAATCGGAACACCAAGCTCCTTCGAGATAGCACCGCTGCTATAACCTTTGCTCCGAAGTTCTGCAATAGCCTCCGCTCTTTCCTGTGTGATTTTCTTCATCTCTTCTTCATCCTTTCTATCGCCGGGTATTTCCCAGCCCTTTTCCCGTATGCTTGTGACGATGCCTTTGACACTTGGAGACGGTACACCGTTTATGTTACTCCAGTCTTCACGAACGCAGATTCGCATTATCTTAGCAATCTCGTAAATGGTCTTGCCTGCTTCAAGCAAGGTCAGAACCTGACGTTCATTGGCATTCAGACTGCGTCTGACAGGTGCATCAATTTCAATCTTCATCTTCATCGTCATCCTCCCACGAGATCAGCGAGAGGTTCTGCACCAACTGCAGGATAAGCAACCCGATCAACACACCGAGCATCAGGCACATTATTAATTCACGCATCATCTTCACCTTCCCTCATTTTATATCCCGAATCGGATTCTGCCCGAACCACCAGTACACAAACTTGGCGGTCGGTACACAATACCCTCTGTTAAGCTTTCCGTCTTTACGCCACGAAAGCCCCAGTGCACCACCGTCAATAGCAGCTCTCAGGCTTGCTTCGTTAGTTCCAAGGACGTCCGCCAAAACGGGAACGGGTATCTGCTTCGGGTACTTCTCAATGATTTCCTCGATTTTCGCTGTATCGCTATTGATAAAATCCTGAATTGTCATGCTTTTGTTCACTCCTTATATATGTAATGATCGCTGACGTCATAGCAAATCAGTGCCTCGCCGCCGTCATAGCCCGTCATTTCCCCGTCCTCATCGAGGACGAACGAAACCCAAGCCGTGTTGACAAAATCGTCAATCTCAAAAAACACAGCGATTTTGTCAGCCGCGGTAAAGGCGGGTATATAGTTGCATACAATGGTGTTGTCAAGCATCCGTCTGATGATTGATCTCCCCGTGTCTATAGTCATAGGTTTGACGGTAATTTTATAATCATCGTCATTATCGAGAGTGCACCAGTGTGTGTCGTCATTACCATTTCTGTAACCAATATTTATGGTTAAAACATTGGTGCAAATATCCTTTCTCTCTTCCCGCACCTGTTCAACAAAATTAAATGCAGAATAAAGAATTTCATCAATCTTTTCTTCAAGAGTCATAACTGCTCACACTCCTTTCAATCTCACCAAGCGGCCGAAAAGCTGCATAATTTTTTTAAGATACGGTGACAGTTTCACATTAAAACTGCCAAACCTGATAAACTGCGATTTTCCCATGTTGAACCCACGGACGGGAAAAATTTATAAAACCGCTCCGTGCGTGATTTTTCACACTAAAAAACCACGAAAAAACTTGCTTTACATCATAAACGTTTTGGGGTACGTTTTGACCCTTCCGTATCTATTTATGCAGCTTTTCAGCCGCTTGAATTGTTTTTTCTTGACACCCTCGCAATTCCAATATATAATATTTTTAGAAAGGGGGTGGATATGGTGGACGATTTATATTTTTTCTTTCCTGCAACAAATACATCAGTATTTATTGCAAATTTGCTCATATATGAAAATAATTGGAGCAATATATGTGAGGATTTCAGAAGATACGATTATTCCAAATTCTCACAAAAGCCCGATAACGGCTTAAATAAATACAAAGCTGTTATTAACGGCTATACAGTAATATTTACTGTCAAGTGCATTGGCGAAACAAGCGAATACAACCTTGAAATTTCATCTCCAGATGAGCCTAACATCATACATGAAATTCCATACGTAAGCGACGCCGCAAATCTTGCTAACCTTAAATCTTTGGAAAAACACATTTTAGAAAACGAAAACCGCAAACTTCGTGAATTGTCTAAAATGCTCTCTGATTGCATTAATCCTCGTCGGAACTGATGCTGCTGCCTGTCTTCAATTCAACTGCCCCAAACTTGTTAATCGGATGAATTTGCAGCAGAATACCTTCGAGTTCTTCAATAAGGCTGTTTGCTCTGTCAATCAGCTTTATTGTTTCTTCAACATCTGTTATTTCAACTTTTAACATCATTTTCTCTCACCTCTCAATCCCCAGTACAGCAGCAATAGCGTTCGCCATAGCTTCATTGTCATAGCGGCAGCACATGAATTTTCGGACGGAAGCGTACGGATAGCCGATAGCTTCAGAAAGCTGTCGCTGGTTCATATGACGAAGTTTCATCTGCTTCGTAACCTCAGCCACAAAAAGATTGTAAATAATAACCACCCTCTTCATAAAATTTATACAACTGTTGACAAAATCCATAAAAAGTGATATTATGCAAGTAGGGTAAGTGCATAATATAATCAAGCTATTGAAAATCTGTGGTTTTCTTTGGCTCAAATTCGTTTATCTTGATTTTGAACAACTGTTATAAGTATATTATATTCTGATTTTAAACAGAAGTCAATAGAATTTCTGATAAAAATCAGAAATTAGCTATATATACAATTTTTTACATAAAACTTTATGCACTTTTACAAATAAAAAAATCCCGCCTTTTCAGACGGGAAGGAGGATATAAATTGAACGAACAAGGTTATATAGAAAAGCTTCGGTCTGTAAAATCCATAGTATGCCGTTTTTGTGGTGTCAACCTGGCAAATGATGAATCACACGTTAGTTACAGCATGTCAACGTATATTAATAATGAATTTGTTGCAGAAGTATGTGTTGGCAATGTTCCGCATTTTATAGATAAAAATGCTCCCGAATACTGTTTGATTATGCAATATATAAAGTGTTCTGCTTGTGGAAAAACGGCTGTAATTGTACACAAACCATATGATGAAAGCGTATATAACATCATCCCCAAATCCCGTGCCAAACAGTACCCTGAATATATTCCGGAAAGTATAAGAAGAGATTATGAGGAAGCTTGTAATATTTCAGATTTAAGCCCGAGGGCTTCGGTAACATTGTTACGCAGGTGTATTCAGGGGATGATTAGGGACTTCTGGGATATAAAGAAGAACAGACTTGTAGATGAGATAGACGAGCTTTCAAATCATCCCAAAATTACCCCAGAAAAAAGGGATGCACTCCAAGCCCTCAGAGAAATAGGAAATATTGGAGCACACCCCGAAAAAGATGACATTGACATAAACATTTCTGCCGATGAAGCAAATGAAATGATTGTATTGGTTGACTTCTTCATGAACGATTGGTATATATGCAGACATAACGAGGAAGAAAATGCCAAAACAATCAAGGAGATAAGCAGTAAAAAGAAAATGCAGAGGAAGGGTTTTTAAGCTAATCTGTAGTATCATATTTGGTTAAAACAGATTCGAGACTTTCGCCGCAGGCACAGCAGTTATCAAATTCTTCAACCAATAAGCTGAGCTCACGACTTTTCTTTTTGATTTTTCGCATCACTTTTTTTAAATGCGAAATGTCTTTAACGGGAATTACAAGTGGGGATTTTCCAGCGGAATTTAAATCAAACATATTTAAACGCCATCCTTTCAAGTTAGGTTAATTATATTATATTCTGATTTTTATCAGAAGTCAAGAGGTGCATAATGAAAAGCAAAGAAGAGATTTTGGCAAAAGCCGAAGAAAAAGGTGTAAAATTTTCAAAGCTGAACGAACTTATTGGTGGATATCGAGGAAAAATCACAGAATGGAAAAATGGAAAAACAACATTAAGTGACTCCGAACTCCATATCCTCACCGAGTATCTTTTTGATGATACCCCATCTGTGGCGGAAGAGTGGTACAATCGCTATTCACGGCTTTCTGATGCTCAGAAAAAGATTGTTGATAGTCTTTTTGACCAGTTTGAAAGCGATAAATGAGTGATTTGATTATTTCTTGATCATAATCAGATAAATTGTTAAACCTGGATATAAACGTTGCTTTATTCATGTAATATCCCACCTTTTTGAAACATTTGTATTTATAACCCAATTATAGAACAGATGTTTTAAATTGTCAAGGACTTTTAAAAAAATTTTATTATATAAAATTTCGCATATTGTATTGACAAATCTGAACAGTTGTTCTATAATGAATGTTAAATGTTAATAAAAGTAAGGACGTGATCAAATGGCAAAATGTCAAAAGTGCGGTCGAAAAGGGTTATTTTTCAAGGTGAATTCAGATGGTCTGTGTTCTGACTGTGTTGCATTAACGGCTATTGAGAAAGAAAAAGATAGCTTAGACGTACAGATTTCTCAAGCTAAAGATGAGTTATCTCAGATAAGACAGAAAATATCAAACGAGGATGCCGAGCTTAAGCGTCTTGAAACAGAACGTCAGGAAACGTATAATACAATAAAACGTCAGGCGGAGAGTGCCGCTATTGCCAACGTGCAAAGTCAGATAGACGATTTGGAACAGGAACGTGTTCGTAAAAGTGTGGAACTGCAAGGCGTTACCCTTGAATTGGATAAATTGCGTTCTGACAGTGATTCCTTGTTGAAAAAGTATGTCAAGATGAAAACCCTGTTTGAAAGTTATCAGAGTGCAAACAAGCGGTACATAAAAGAGGGTGAAGTATCTCTTGACGACAGTTTTCTGAACAATCTGACGCCTACGGTTGAAATAGAGCTGCAGTGTATGAGTGTTAAGCAGCTCCGCAGCCTGTATAATCAGAACAAGAAACTCATATCAGATTGTTTGAAACGTTATGAGGACAGGTATACCACAAAAACAAATGCCGCATTGTATAAGCTTATGACCATAGCACTGGAAGCTGAACTGCAGAACATCTTGTATAGTTTGAGTTTTGGCAAGCTTGAATCGTCCATAGATACGGTAAAAACTATGAGTGCAAAGTATCTTGCCATTGCATCAGACGGCAATCAGAGCATTGCTCCGACTATAAAGAAATTTATCGGAGAGATAGAGTATCTCTATATTGAAGCTGTAAAAATTGAATACGAGTATTATGTGCAAAAAGAGCGTATCAAAGAGGAACAGAGAGCAATTAAAGAGCAAATGCGTCAAGAAGCGGAAGAACGCAAGGCACTCGAGCAGGAACGTAAACGCATCGAACGTGAAGAGCAGAAGTACCGTAATGAGATCGATAACATCAGAGTACAGCTTGAAACGGCAGAGCCCGAAAAAGCCGAAGTGCTTTCTGCCCGTATCTCTGAACTTGAAAGTCAGATCGGAGAGATTGAAGATAAACGTGAACAGATTGCTTCTCTTGAAAACGGCAAGGCAGGATATGTTTACATTATCAGCAACATAGGCTCTTTTGGAGATGATGTTTATAAAATCGGTATGACTCGACGCATGGAGCCTATGGATAGAATAAATGAGCTTGGAAGTGCAAGCGTGCCGTTCCCATTTGATGTACACGGACTTGTTTTCTCGGATGATGCTGTCAGTCTGGAGCACGATTTACACACTATTTTTAACAATCAGCGTGTGAATAAGGTTAATTTGCGTAAAGAGTTTTTCAAGGTTTCACTGGACGATATAGAAAAGGTTGTCGACGAACGCTGCCCATCAGCCGAATTTAAACGCACCGCACTGGCTGAACAGTATAGACAGAGCATATCAATGTCAGAAACAGCAGCAGAGCTTGATGATGAGGACTTGTCGGAGAACTTTGCATAAGTCAGATAAGGAGGTATCCTATGCCAAGACCTAAAAAAGCAGCCCCAAACCGCACCGACGGGATGTACGAAGTCAAGGTTACTGTCGGTCATACATTCGACGGCAAGCCTATCCGAAAAAGCTTTTACAGCAGCAAGTCAAAGGAAGATGCCAAGGCCAAGGCCCAGGAATACATCATCAATCAGGAAGTAACGGCGGTTGTAGGGGTAAGCGAGGAAACAAGTTCGGATATACTCTTTTCCAAGTGGGCGGATAAATGGCTTAATGTTTATAAAAAGCCAAATGTCAGCCCACGAAGCTTTAAGGACACCTACGAAAATGCAGTTGAAAAGCACATCAAGCCGTATTTCGGACAGGCAAAGCTAAAAAATATCCGCAACGTTGATGTGCAGAATTTTTTTACTCAAAAGCAGGAAGAACTATCGCAGTCGATGCTCGACAAGCTCCGCATTTGCCTTAACGGCATCTTCGAGACCGCGATCGACAACGACCTGATATATAAAAATCCATGCCGCAACGTGGTTTATAACAGCGTAAAAGACAAGCGCGTAAAGCACGTCTGGAACGATAACGAAATAGCCATTGCTAAGCCGTATTTTAAGCTCCGACGTCCCGAAGTGTATCTGATGCTTGAAACAGGTGTCAGGCGTGGAGAAGCCCTCGGTCTGATGTGGGCGGACATTGACCTTGTAAACAAAATTCTCTCGGTAAACAGATCCGCAGCGGATAGGGTAGGGGGTGGAGTGGAGATACGTCCGCCAAAGTGGGACAGCTATCGTACAATACCTATATCCACAGAGTTGTGCGAATTTCTCTCGAATC